TCACCATTTTTACCATCATAATTATAAACAGTAAGTGTATTTTTATCTTCGTCTTTTTGTGTGATGATTGTAGTTTTAGTATTTACAATAACACATTTAATACCTTTTTTCTTACACGCTTTAGATATAAGATCAGCAGTTGTATTTTCTTTAGGGTCTTTTGAATCTGCTACTGTAACAATAGCAATCGTAATAGGTTTTGCTTTACGATCTAGGTCTTGTTCTGTTATAAATTCTCTAAATTTTGGAACCAACATCTATTCATTCTCTGTATTAACTTCTTCCTTATTCTCATCAATCTTTTTTCCAATATTATATTTCGCTGATAAGTTCCATTCTTTTTTTTCTTTAAAAGGTAATACTTTAATTTGAGATAATGGTGCTTTGTTCTCTGCTTGTGATCTGTCCACTATATCAATTAAGTTCCAATCCTGTAATAAAATTGAGATTGTATTTCTTCTCTGTATATCATTTTCTGTCAAGGTTGCTTTCTTACCATCTAACGCAAATAGTTCTTTAAAATGTGTGATGTAATACTTACCTTGTTTATGTAAAATATGACAAGATTGATATAATGTTTTATCTTTTCTACTGGCGACACCGATACGTGTCAAAGTTTCTCTGATCTTTAGGAAGTCGTCTGGTTGTTTAATCGTAACCTCTAACATACTCTCTGGCGACCAATTAATTGTTTCTTCGCTCATTTTGTTCTCCCACCTTTGTTCAAGGTCTCTTTTATAAATTCAATTTGTTCGTCTTTTAGTATGTTGAGAGCTTGTTTTGCTTTCTCATTACTATATCCATAATACTCTTTTACATACTCTAAATTTTTCAATTTGGCTTGTGATAACCACTTGCCACCAAATCGCTTATTTTTTCTAATACTATTTATGTAAAAATGAAACTGGACTTTCTTGTCTAAAAAGTGATACCCATTCATCTCATTTGCTTGAGCGATACAGTCGTAATGCATAGATAAACACTTGTTAATAACGAATGGAGGATACTTTTTTTCCCAAGTTAAATCGTCTGTGTCTAGTAGGTTTTCTTTAGTGAAATTTATAGCGTTAAGGTAATCACGTAACTCATACATATAATAATCCTTTTTCTATCTTCTTTTTTGATGTTTCAAGTGTCCTTTGTGACTTCCCATATAATAATCACCTGGTTCATAATCCCAACGTTTACCGTGATGACCTCTTATATCAGCATACCACATTCTCAACTTTACTATCAAAGTTCTAAATAATGTTCTTCTTGCCATTGTATTCTCTTATTTAAATTTACAACTTGCCATAATTTCAGTTAGACAAGCAATCATATTTATTTCTTGGTCTGCGACAAACGCAGATTTATATTGGTATCCAGCCAAAATTAATATAGATTGAGGAATAGATTTAGAGTCTAAACTTGAATATAAAATTTCATAAATCGTTCTAAACAAGTGAGATGGTTCTTTATCTAAATTTTGAATAACCCATTTTCTCATATCATTAAATCTTTTGTCTTTTAATGATGTTATGAGTTCTTTTGTATTGACTTCGGATAGACTAAACAATATACCACTATCAATCTTACCTCTTACAGAATATCTTTGTAGTTCGTTTATTGTTCTTCTAAAGTCTGGATAGTGTTTTTGTATTAATTCTGCCAATACTTTTTTATCAAACTCTATATCTTCGTCTTTTAAGACGCCTTCTAGGCGCTTTAAGAGGGCAGTAGCAGTCTTTACTCGTTGTCCGTTCGTAATCTTAAAGTCAATGACTGTACAACGACTATGTAACGCTGGAATTATCTTATTCTTATAATTACAAGTAAATATAAATCTACAGTTCTTATAAAATGTTTCGATAAAATTTCTTAACGCAGGTTGTACTGATTCTGCGTTCATATAATCGGCTTCGTCTATGATTATAACTTTATGATTAGCGTCTTCTGTAAGAGATACTGTCGAAGCAAAGTTCTTAATTTTACTTCTTACTGTATCAATTTGTCTACCTTCATCTGAACCATTGATGATAATATAATCACAATGTAATTCTTCACATAGTGCTCTGGCGACTGTTGTCTTACCAGTACCAGCACTACCTGATAATAATAGATTAGGTATCTCTTTTTGTTTTAGGAATTGTGTAAATGTATTTTTAAGTTCTTCTGTAAGAATACACTCACTTATTTTTTTAGGTCGATACTTCTCAACCCATAAAAACTCTGACATAATATAAACCTCACTTTATTTCTTTTCTTCATCATATTTAACAGTGACTTCATAGCCACCTTTTCTATCTGTCCACCAATCATCTTCTCTATCATAATCGTGTTCACTTAAAAACTCCCAAAATTTATCTTGTTCTTCATCAGTAGGTTTTTCACCTGTAACTTCTAAAGGACTTCTAAACTCTTGTTCTTGGTGTGATATGATTTCTTTAAATCGTTGAACAGAACCAAACTCCTCTATGATTGCTTCGTCATCTATATCATATTTAAATTCCGAAGCAACGGAGTGCCATTCAGTCTTTTTGACTATCATTAAAACTCTGAATCAGGTTCTAATGCTATCCAATATTGTACTGCTTTGTTTCTATTAACAAAGTGTGAGATTTTTGCTTTTGAAATAGCAACATCATAGTCATCTACGATTTGTTTAAAGTTTTCAGTTCTAAAATAAGCAGTAAACTCTTTATCAGTTTCACCAACATTAACAGAATATGTATTTGAAGACTTATTCTTTTTGTCAGTAGCAACGATTGAGATACTACCATCTTTACCTACAACTGAAATGTCAGGTAGATTTAAAGTTGTTGCACCTTTCATTAAATCTGTAAAATCGTCTTTCTTTAAAGTAAATGTAACATGCTTATCTGGCATATTAATACCTTTACTTGGAGATACAATAACAGATTTATCAGCAAAGAAATATTTAATTCCTCTACTATTTCCTTTTGATATATTTACGTAACCACCACCATTAAATTTTAGTTCTGGTTTATCAAATAACTCAACTGATCTTAAAAATTCAGGTAAGTCATAGATCGCAAATTCACTTTCAAACTTTTCTGATACTTCGGCTTCTGCCAAAATATTTTTCATTGTAGAAATAGTTTGTACTTTGTTTCCTGGCTTAATCAACAAATTTTGATTAATGTCAGAAAAGTTTTTTAACACAGATAATGTGTCGCTTGATAGGTTCATATTTCACTCCTTTTCATAATTTAATATAATATAGTTTATCATAGTATAGTCCGTTTGTCAATGTTATTACGCTGCCTTATAAGCATCTAAAGTTTTTTGAAATTTACCAGCGTGTGATTTTTCTGCTTTTGCTAATGTTTCAAACCAATCAGCGATTTCATCAAAACCTTCTTCTCTTGCTGTTCTTGCCATACCTGGATACATATCTGTGTATTCGTGTATTTCACCTTTGATCGCAGAGTTTAGATTTTGTTCTGTACTACCCATTGGTTCGCCAGTTGCAGGGTCACCCACATCTTCCAAATATTCTAAATGACCGTGAGCGTGACCTGTTTCGCCTTCCGCTGTTGATCTGAATACTTGTGCTACTTCGTTAGCACCTTCTATATCTGCCTTTTGAGCAAAGTAAAGGTATCTTCTATTTGCTTCTGACTCGCCTTGAAATGCGGCTCGTAAGTTATCTTTTGTTTTACTTTCTTTTAGTTCCATTTCAAACTCCTATTAATATATTAATGTTATACTCATTATACACAAAAAGGGCGCTCTGTCAAGTGTGAGCGCCCTCTATGTTAGTTTTTATTTACTTAATTGATATTGTTCTTGGTTTTTTAGACTCTGGAACAATTCTTTCTAAAGACACTTTTAAAAGACCATCTTTTAATTCAGCGCCTTTAACTTCAACATCATCAGCGATTGTAAAAGATTTAGAGAAGTATCTTTTAGCGATACCTTTATGGATTACTCCATCCTCGTCTTTATCTTTTGTTGCTTCTACAGATGATTTGATATTTAAGATACCATCTTCCATAGTAATATCAATATCTTTTTTATTGAAACCAGCAAGTGCTAGTTCAATATCATAGGTATAATCACCTGTCTTTACGATATTATATGGTGGGTAATTGTATCTAACCATTTCGTTGAAATTGTGATCGTCCATCATTCTTTCAAAATGATCGAACACGTTATCAAACCCAACGGTTACTGGTCTTAATTGATTAAAAATAGAAAGTGCTTTATTAGTCATATTTTCCTCCTTATTAAAGCAAGTTAATTTAAGAGCCCATTTTGGCGCTCTTGTTATTAATATAAGTATGATTTTCTACCTTTCAAGTGGTCAGAAATGTCACACTCAATATTATTTATAATGGCAGTTTCTTTTATCACGGAGTGAAACTACCAAACTTCACCGTTTTTGCGACACCGATAAATTTTATCGGGTTTTTACGCCGTTAGGGCTTACGAACCGCCTAACAATAATATATATACATCAACACAGGCGTAAAATCTAAAAACCTCTTTGTTGTCTTAACTTTTTTTGTTTCTTTTTAAAGTTAGCAATACCTTCTTTTTTCTTACGTCTTTTTCTTTCACTTGGCTTTTCATAGACAGATTTTGCTCTATA